TCTTTTTGGTCTTTTGTGGGTAGTAGTTGAAACTTGAATGACTTTAGCATACAATGTATGTATGCAGGTCAATTCAAAGTTTATACGAAAATTTTATTTTTTGTAAACTCTACTATACCGCCATTCATCCCAGCCCCTAAAGGGACTGGGTTTTCTGGCGGGAATAGGATAAAAAACAATGAGTCAAGTAAAAGTTATTGCAGTCACGCCAGATGCTGAAAAAAATATTGCATATATTGCAAGGGTATCAAATCCAAATAATCAAGAAAATGAAAACTATGCAAAACTTTTAAAGTATTGCATAGAACACCAACATTGGAGTGTTTTTGAGCAAGCCTTTTTAACCTTAGAAATAAGTACAACTAGAGGAATTGCCGCCCAAATTCTTCGGCATAGAAGTTTTACTTTTCAAGAATTCAGTATGCGCTATTCGGATGCTAGTATTTTATCAGAAGAAATTCCTGGTTTTGAATTGAGAAGACAAGACAATAAAAACAGGCAGAATAGTATTGATGATATTAGCAATGAATTGAAGGTAAAATGGACAGTTCAAATACGTGAGCATTTTGCAAAAGCCAAATCTTTATATGACTCTATGCTGGCAGATGGAATAGCAAAGGAATGTGCACGATTCGTTTTACCTTTAGCAACTCCTACAAAAATGTATATGAGCGGAACTATCAGATCTTGGATCCACTATATTCAATTAAGATCTGCTAATGGCACTCAAAAAGAACATATGAATATTGCTAATGAATGCAAGAATATCTTCACTGAGCAATTCCCGGTTGTTAGCGAGGCATTAGGCTGGGTATGACTCCTGAAATTGGAGTGGTTGGCGACAGTATGATCGACCAATACTACTCTGTAAAAATAAAAAAAATATCTCCTGAATTTCCTATTCCGGTAATGCATTCATCAAATGATGAATGCAAAATATGTCCAGGCGGTGCGGCAAATGTAGCACATCAATTTTTGCATTTTGATGTTGATGTTAAATTAATTTCTTTTTTAGACGAAGAAGCAGAAAAAGAATTCAATAAAAAAAGAATCAATACTGAAAACTGTTTAATAATTAAAAATAAAATTCCAAGAAAAAAAAGATTTTATAGTGACAATTTTCCAACTTATCGCTGGGACGTTGAAGATCAACTATATGGTTTAAAAGAAGATTTAAATAATAAGTGTAAAGAGTTATATCTTAAAAATCAAAATAAAATAAAAGAATTAGATGCAGTAATTTTTTCAGATTACGACAAAGGTGTTTTTATAGGGCCAGATAATCTAAGTAACTTTATTAAACATTCAAAAATAAGTGTAGTTGACTCTAAGACTTCTGATGTTGATAGATGGTTTGGCTGTACTGTTTTTAAGCCAAACCTTTCTGAGTCTTTTATAATTTCTGGAAAAAATGATCCTATAGAGGCGGGAAAATGGATCAAAAGTAGAATAAGATGTAAATATGTTGTTATCACCAATGCTGAAAAAGGCGTTTTTATAATAGGAGGAGACAATAATAACCACTGGTCTAAAACCATAGAACCAGATCATAAATTCTCTCAGGCACAGTCAGTAATAGGAGCTGGTGATTGTTTTACAGCAATGTTAACACTTCAGTTGGTTAAAGGGTCTTCAATTGAAGATAGCGTTGATTTTGCTTGGAGAGCAGGCTTGAATTATGTAAAAAACAAGTTTAATTATCCTGTTTGTGAGTCTGATTTAGTAAAAAATAAATACATAAAAAATCCCAAAATTCTTTCTAAAAGAAACTTTAAATTGGTTTTTACAAATGGAGTTTATGATATTTTACATGCGGGACATATAGAATTGCTTAGATTTGCTAAATCTAAAGGCGATAAATTAGTTGTTGCTGTAAATAGTGATGAAAGCACATCAAATATTAAAAAAGATAGACCAATAGTAGGTTTGGAAGATAGAATTAAATTATTGTCAAGTTTGGAGTTTGTTGATTTTATTGTTTCTTTTGATGAAAATACTCCTTTAGAAATAATAAAAGAAATAAAACCAGATGTTTTAGTCAAAGGTTCGGAGTATTTTAAAGAAAATATAGTAGGAAGTGATATTGTTCCAGAAACGATAACTTGTACAATGTTAGAAGGAAGATCAACAACAAACATTATAAAAAAAATCAAAGGAGAAAATCATGATTAAAATTGTTAAATTGATTACGGGCGAAGATGTAGTAGCAGATATAGAAATTTTAGAAGATAAGGTTGTAATGAAAAATCCTCAAAGATTTATTATGACTCAAGAAGGATTAGGATCTATTCCTCTTCTTCCTTTTTCAAGCGATGAGAAAATTTCTGTTAATATGAATCATGTTGTACTAATAGCAGAACCAGATTCTGAAGTAAAAAATGGATATAATGCTCAACATGGTAGTGGAATTGTTGTTGCATCATCAAGTAAAATATTGAAAGCCTAACTCCATTAGGAGTATGGGCCGAAAAAAGAAATTAATTAACAAAAAGTTAAAAAAGTTAATTGACAAAAAGTGTAAATTTTGTTCTTGCGATAATTATAAACTCCTCGACGTTCACAGAATACAAGAGGGCAATGAAGGTGGCCAGTATGTTGAACTAAACACTGTTTGTGCATGTGCTAATTGTCACCGTAAAATACATGCAGGAATAATTAAAGTAGACAGAAAATATTATTCAACTAATGGTTGGATATTGCATTATTTTGATGAAAATGGCATAGAACATTTTGATTAAGGCGAAGGTAGTCCACCTGCACCTCTGTTGTCCATAGGCTCCATTCTATCCATCATAGGAGCCTTCATAACAGGACCGGTTAAAGCAATTTTGCCCCGTGCGAACGGTGCTGTTTGTAAACTTGAAACATCTATTATTTTTCTTACCATTCCTTTGCTGTCTATTGCATAGGAATTTTCTTTATTAGAAACAGTTAGCAACAAACTTCCGTTGCCATTATCTTGTATTTCTATTTTATATGGCCCCACCTCAGTGAAAGAGGATTTATTTTGATTTTCTAGCCATTTATTAAAAGTTTTCATAAAGTTATATATAATGTGGAGGATAAAAAATGAATTTTACAGAATGGCTTAAAAATAGAACTTTAAAAGAAGATTTTAAAAAATTTGATCTTGAAAAACAGGCAGCAATAGCTTCAGAACTCGCAAAAGCAGGAGACAAACCTAATCCTGCTGCTATAGCAAGCCAAGTGATTAAAAATCCAAAGGTGGTAAGGGCTGCTAGTACTATGCCCGGTATAAAACCAGATGAAACTAGAATAAGAGCAGATATTGATAAAACTTTAAAAACTCAGCAACAAATGGCAAAAATGCAACAATTTGGTCAAAAAAGAATGGTGTAAAATGTTAGGATTTAAACTTTTTATAGAATCTGTAACAGGTGAATTAAAAGAAAAAATACTCAACAGTCAGTTTTTTCATGCAATCTTAGCTAATTCTGGCAAGCCATACTTTGTTGGCGGAGCCATTAGAGATTTTCATCTTAACAAAGAATCAAAAGATATAGACATAATAATCTCTGGAATACCTGCTAAAAAATTAACTGATATTTTAAGTACTTTTGGTAAAGTTGATGAGGTTGGAGAATCTTTCGGTGTTATAAAGTTTAAACCATATGAATTTGAGGTAGAGGAGCCTATAGACATCGCTCTTCCAAGAACAGAAAGACCAATGACTTCTTATGAGAAAGAGGAATATAAAAGAACTTACGGTAAGTATCCTTCGGCATATCAGGCCTTTAAAACTACGCCAGACCATAATTTACCAGTTCATCAAGATTTAAATAGAAGAGATTTTACAATTAATGCTATAGCACAAGACTATATGGGAAATACCGTTGATCCATATAAGGGTATAGAAGATATTAAGTCTGGCAAAATAAGAATGGTTGATAAAAAAGTATTTGCTCAAGATCCACTAAGAATGTTAAGGGGAGCTCAATTTGCGTCTAGATTTAATTTCAGTATAGAACCAGAAACGCTAAAAGAAATTAAAGACAATGCAAGTTTGATAAGTGGCATTCCAGGCGAAAGAATTCTTTTAGAAATAGAAAAAATAGTTAATAAAGGCAATCAATACAAAGGTGCAGAACTTCTTTGCGAAACAACTCTTTGGCAAGAAATTTCTGGCTTGCCTTGTTCAAAGCACAACAAAGAAGATTTTGATAAGAGTAAAGAATTGTCAGAGTTTCTTTTTTTAATGATGTTTAAAACTGCCGATGTTAATAAAGCTTTACAAATATGCAAGAGGTTAAAATGTGAAATTATAACAGAAAAGCAATTAAAGGGATTGTATTTAGCACATAGCAAACAAGATAATCCTCATCTTGTTGTTTTTGAATTAAATCGAATCCATCCAAGTGTTTTATCTTTAAACACATTGCCAGAAAGAATTAAAGATTCTATAAGATCCGATATGCCAAAAAGTTTTGCTGATTTAAGTGTTAAAGGTGATGATATTATGAAACTAGGCTACAAAGGAGAAGAAGTTGGCAGAGTCTTAAAAGATATATTAAATAGGATTTTTAATGATGAACTACAAAATTCTAGAGAAGAAATAATGGAATATTTGAAAAAATAACTCTTTTAATTCATGATATCAGCAGTAGGCAAAAATTTAAACATCTTAATATCTTGTGAAAACATACCAGAGCATAATTGGATGTCTTATCTTTGTTGGTATTCTATAAAAAAAGTACTATCTGATGCTAACATTTTTATTTCTTGTAAAAGAAATAGTGTTTTTGCACCTTTTTTTAATTGGACAAAAAAGGTTAATGTTCCCTTTAAAATGTATAGCGGTGAAATAGAAAAACTTTTCACCCAAAGACCCCTTTTAATTGTTCCTCCGCATTCTTTAGCGATTAGAGATTTTGAAGAAGCAGGAATAGAACACAATCTTTCAAAAGATATAAATTATTTAGAGAATACAAACTTCTTTAAAGATGCGAAAACAAATGATTTTTGTGTTTTCTGCTCTTATTTTGATGGATGGGGCAATTTTGTTACATCAGAATGGATAAATAAATTAAACTGCCCACTTACAATTTTTGGAAAGTTTTCTAAAAACAATATGACAATTAATGAGAAAAAAATTGAAAAAATATGGAGTAATAGTATTCCTCTTTTTCAAGGAATTTCAGGAGCTTAAATGAGAAGATTCAACTTTGACGAAGAAGACCCAGATAATGATGAAATAGATCATTTTCTAGATCCAGAAGATGCACAGTTTATTATTACCCCAGAACAATATAAAGATCTTATTGAAGAAGAATCTGCTCTTTATGCAATAAAACTCAGAACCGCAGAGCAAAAAATTAATTTTAAAATATTGTTAATTTCAATAAATATGCTAAAGAAATCTTTTTGGTGGAAATTTAAAACACTAAATACTAAATTAAACAATATAGAAAAGACTTATAAAACTTTAAGCAAACTAATACAAATAGAAGAAGAAAAATAGGTGATTTATTCCAAGATACGACTTTCAGTGCAAAAACTGTGAATTTATTTTTGACGAGATAGCAGCATATGATGAAACTGGAGAATATGCGTCTGTAGTATGCCCAGTATGTAATTCTGATAAAAAAGAAAAATTAGTATCTTCTTGTAATTTTAATTTTTCTAACCCTGTTGGCACAGATAGATGGAACAGCGACCAATCAGGACACGATTATAGATTTAAACACAATCTTCCTAACGTTATTGAACAAAGAAAAAAAGCAGAAATGGCCCAAAAAACATTAAACCCTTACAATCATATTGATGATTTAAATAAAAATGATAGTTGGGGTAAAGCCAAATAAATTTTGACTTTCTTTTATTCTTTTCTATAATAATATTAGATCCTCTTGATCTACAAGTTTTTTTCAAGTATATTAATTTTAATTCAACTGGAGAAAAGAAATGGTTGATAACACCCTCACCAATGAAAACAATTTTTATAAAAAAGTTTTAAGTAATTTTGATAGAAAACAATTTCAGACCCTCAATACTGAAATGAGTTTTTCTGAATATTTGGACCTACTAAAAGAAAAGCCTTCTCTTCTTCGTAATGCTTGGCAAACTATTTATGAAATGATAATTGAAAAGGGATCAAAAACTATAGAAGAATATAGAAAAACATATACTCATTACAATTTCTTTGACGATCCGGATCTTCCAATCATTGGTCTAACACAGACCAAAGATGCTCTTGTAAAATTTATAAAAGGAGCAGCAGGAGGTTATGGTGCAGAAAGAAGAATACTTCTTCTTCACGGCCCAGTAGGAAGCTCTAAATCAACTATTTGCAGACTTTTTAAAAGAGGTCTTGAGAAATATTCCTATACGGATGCTGGAGCATGGTATTCGTTTAAATGGATCAACCTCCCAACAGGAGCAGAAGGCATTTATACAGATACTGAATGTGAATGTCCTATGCATGAGCAACCATTAAAGTTGCTTCCTTTAGAAATCCGTAAACCACTAATTGATGAATTGAACAGAATATATGAGGAGTCTTTACCAGATGATAGAAAAGCAGATGCTTATACTTTAAAGTGCAATGATGAACTTGATCCTCTTTGCAAAAAGTTTATGAACGCTCTTTTGAAAAAATATGATGGTGATTTAGAAAAAGTATTAAATAACCACATAAAAGTTATTCGTAAGGTTTATTCCGAGGCAGATAGATGTGGCATAGCAACATTCCAGCCTAAAGATGAAAAGAATCAAGACAGCACAGAACTAACTGGCGATATTAACTTCCGCCAAATTGGAAACTTTGGCTCAGACTCTGATCCACGAAGTTTCAGTTTTGATGGAGAATTCTGCTCGGGGAATAGGGGAATTATTGAGTTTATTGAAGTTCTTAAACTCGATACCGCATTCCTTTATGACTTATTAGGAGCAAGTCAAGAACAAAGTATTAAACCTAAGAAGTTTCCTCAGATTTCTATAGATGAAGCAATCATTGGACATACTAACGACCCAGAATTTCAGAAACTAAAAAGCAATCAGTATATGGAAGCATTTAGAGATAGAACAACAAAAATTGATGTTCCTTATACTCTAAAGTGGTCAGAAGAACTAAAGATTCTAGAAAAAGATTATGGTCCCAATAAAGTTAAACAACATATTGCTCCTCATACTTTAGAAATTGCTGCTCTCTTCTCTGTTTTGACAAGATTAGCAGATGACAAAGATAATAAAGTTTCATTAATTGAAAAAGCAGAATTGTATGACGGCAGATTACTGCCAGGATGGACCGAAGATTCTGTTAAAGAAATGAAGGATAAATATCCTGAAGAAGGAATGAATGGTGGTGTTTCCGTAAGATATCTTCAGGACAAAATTTCTAATTGTTTAGCAAACAACCATGAATATGTTAATATGTTTATGGTTCTAAACGAATTAAAAGATGGTTTGGATAATTCATCCTTGTTAACTAACAAAGAACAAGTAGGAAGATATATTTCTTGTGTTGATTTGGCCCTTAAGAAATTAACTGAAATTTTGAAAGCAGAAGTACAAAAAGCACTTGTAGGAGACGAAGATGCAATTATTAGGCTTTGCACTAATTATATCGACAATGTCATGGCTTATATTAATAAGTCTAAAATCAAGGATCCGATCACGGGTCAAGATCGCAAACCGGATGAAAGACTTATGCGGCAAATAGAAGAAAAGATTCAGATACCAGAAACCGGTGCTGAAGATTTTAGACGACAAATTGCTGCATTTATTGGTGATTTAGCACATAAAAACAAACAATTTAAATGGGATAGTAATCCTAAACTAAAAAAGGCTTTTGAAGCCAAACTGTTTGAGGATGTAAAAGATACTATAAAACTTTCTGCTCTAAATGTTAGTGGTGCAACAGTAGTAGACAAAGATATTCAAGAAAAAATTGATGCTATAAAAACTAGACTAATTAAACAGTATGGTTACAACGAAAGATCCGCAACAGATGTTTTGGACCTTGTAGGAAGCATTTTTGCCCGAGGCGACCTAGCACCTGAAGATTAGTAGTTGGGAAAGTGAGGGGCAGGTTGGGGTGGACCTGCCCCTCACTAGGGGACTTTATATGATAAATCATTGGCTTTCTAAATCAAAAAGAAAAAAAATATTATCAGACATTGATGATATTGGTATGGATGTTTGGGGCGACGATGGAACGTTTGGTGACTTTTTTAACAATTTGTCACAAGAACAAAAAGACTTTTTAATGTCTTTAAGTCTTTCAGATTTTGTTTGTGATATCAATCGTGATAAAGTTATTTTTGAATTAGAATCCCCTAATTAAGAGAAAAAAATGCCGCGCAGAATTGAAGAGGATCATAAAGATTTTCGTGATATAGTATCTGGTCGTATAAGAAAAGCTTTAAAAAAGTTTATCAAAAGCGGACAAATTGTTCGCTCAAGAGGTAAGAACGGCAAGATTTCTATAAACATTCCAAAAATAGATATTCCTCATATAGTTTACGGCAGTGGCGGAGAAGGTGTTGGAAGAGGTCAAGGAAAAGATGGAGATGTAATAGGTCAAGATCCTCAACCCGGTAAGGGTAAAAAAGCCGGACAAGGAGAAGCAGAAGGGATTACAATAAATCTTGATTTAGAAGAAGTTCTTAAATTCATGCAAGATGAATTAAAACTTCCAAATTTAAAAAAGAAACCCAACGAAACTTATGAAGAAGTAAAAATAAAATATAATAATATTTCTTTAGTAGGCCCAGAATCTTTAAGGCACAATAGAAGAACCTTAATGCAGACCCTTAAAAGACAAGCTGCTGAAGGAACTTTAAATAATTTACAACATGTTCCAGGATTAAAAGATCCTGTAAGAATATTAAAGCCAATAAATGAAGATAAAAGATATAGACAGTTTAATGAAATAAAGATCCCATCAAGCAATGCTCTTATCGTTTTCGCAAGAGATGGCTCAGGAAGTATGGATGCTATAAAGTGCGATATAGTCTCTGACATGAGTTGGTGGATTGATACTTGGATAAGAAGATTCTATGACAGAGTTGATCGTTTGTATGTTTGGCACGATTCTACCGCTATGGAAGTAGATGAAGAGAAATTTTATAAATATAGATTTGGCGGCGGAACAACATGTAGCAGTGCCTTGAAATTTATTGCCAAACAATTTGAAAATAGATATCCTCCCGAAAAGTGGAATATTTATGTGTTTTATTTCACAGATGGAGAAAATTGGGACGATGATAATAAAACATTTGTTCAAACACTAGCAGAAGAATTTAAGCCAAATATAGTTAACTTTACAGGCATAACACAAATACTAAGTTCTGTTAGAGATGGTAGTGTTAAAGATATTGTTGATAATGCTATAAGAGAAGGAACTTTAGATGAAGAATATGTAAGAACAGTATCTATAGGCGAAGGAAAAGCTTCTTCGTATTGGGCCTCTGCTCAACTTTCTGAAGAAGAAAGAAATAAACAAATAATGAATGCAATAAAGAAACTACTTGGCAACGGTGAAAAAGATTCAGGAGATGATGAATAATGTCAAACAAATTTATGTACGGATCTCCAGTTCTTATTGGAGATAACACCGTTCCAGGAGTACAACTTAGCAAAGAATTAAAAGAATATGCTCCCAAGATTCTTCAAGCCTGTCGTGATTGGGGATTGGATTTTTATCCAACAGTAGTTCAACTTCTTACATATGATGAAATAAGTGAAATTGCTGCTTATGGAGGCTTTCCGGTAAGATTTCCTCACTGGTCTTTTGGAATGGAATATGAAGAACTCCAAAGAGGATATATGTATGGACTTCATAAAATATATGAAATGGTAGTTAATTGTTGTGCTCTTGAAACAAAAATATTAACAAAAAGAGGAACAATCAATGCTGGGGATGTAAAAGCAGGAGATTTTGTTTATGGAAAAGCAGGATGGAGAAAAGTTGCTTTATCTAAACGGCAAAAAAATAGTGAAACACTTGTTATAAAACTTAAAGATCAAATTAGAAACATAGTTTGTACCCCTAATCATAAGTGGTATGTATCAACAAAATATGGATATAAATGGGTGGAAACTAAGAATATAAAAAAAGGAGATATGATATTAGGAGTCAATGCTCTTGAATATGATGTAGACAATCCTTGTAAAATAAATTTTGACAAAAATACAACTGTTCTTAATACTAAACCTAATATTAGATGGTGCCTAAAGGATGTAATTCTGCCTAAAAAAATGACAGAAGAATTAGCAGAAATTATAGGTGTAATTCTTGGCGACGGCAATTTCGCTAATAGCGGTCCCAATCAAATAGAAATATCTGTAGGCTTAGATCATGAATATTATGCTAAGCATGTAGCAAAATTGTTTCATAAAGTTTTTAACAAAAAGCCGGCTATCTATAAAAAGAAAAATTGTTTTCTCGTATCTGTTTGTTCAAAATATATAGTTGATTATTTTGAACATATAGGTATGAAAAGAAGATGTAATTTTAATAATAAAGAAATTCCTTGGTCGATATGGAGCAGTTCTCAAAAATATAGAGTTGCTTGCTTGAAAGGATTGTTTGATACAGATGGTTGCTGCTCTAGGATCATATCGTTTTCTTCTAAAAGTCTAAATCTAGTTAAAGACATTCAACTAATGCTATCTGAAATTGGAATATATACTTCTTTTAAGCATGTAAAAAATAAAAACAATAATATCTATTCTTTAAAGGTTAAGGGAAGACCTTTTGCTAAAAAGTTTTCAAAACTTTTTAGATTAAAAAGCAAACAAAAAATTCAAGGACTTAAAATTTTAAGTAGCAAACAATACTGTTCAAATCGGGGATTTGTTTTATCTGAAATTAGAGAAGAAATATTAAATGTTAAAAACGAAACTGATATTCAAAAATTAAATAGAACTTTAAATTACATTAAAAACAACACTACTGCGGGCTCTAATTGTTTATATTCTTTTTGCGAAAAAGCCGAAGATTATGATTTTGATTGCTATAAAGATATAAAGAAAAAACTTGAAATTCCTCATTATGAAGTAGAAAAAATCACAAAAGGTGAAAAACAAGATACTGTAGACATAGCATTGTTTCATGATGATCATGATTTTGTTGCCGAAGGCTTAATGACTCATAATACAAATCCTTGTTACATCTACTGCTTAAGTAGCAACTCTCTTCTCGACAATTTAACTGTTATTGCCCATGCTACTGGTCATAATGATTTTTTCAAAAATAATATTCACTTTAGTGCCACTGATACAAACATGCTTAATAAGATGGCTAATCATGGCACCAGAATAAGAAACTATATGGCTCGTTGGGGCAAAGAAAAAGTTTTAGAGTTTATAGATTGGGTTATGAGAATTGATACCCTTATAGATGGTTCAGATGCTTGGTCTGAAAAGGTTTCAAAAAATATAATCATTCAAGATCAAAGAACTTATAATCATCCTAAAAGGTTAAATGTTAGTAAAGATCGTTTGTATATGGATCCTTTTATTAACACTAAAGAATTTAAAGAAAAAGAAAATCAAAGAGTTCAAGAACAAGATATTGCTGATGAAATAGATTTATTCAAAGAGCCAACAAAGAATATTTTAGGTTTTTTAAGAGATAATGCTCCTCTTAAACCATGGCAATCCGATATTATTTCTATGCTTTATGATGAAGCAATATATTTCTTCCCACAGCGTCAAACCAAGGTATTAAACGAAGGCTGGGCCAGCATGACTGATAGTGTTATTATGGCCGAGCAAGGATATGTTAGCCTTGGTCAGAAAGGGCACGACCATGGCATTGTTGAGTATGCTGAGCATAAAATGGGTGTATTAGGAGGAAAGTATTCTACTAATCCTTATAAACTTGGATATTATCTTTTAAGCGATATTAGAGAAAGATGGGATAAAGGAAGATTCGGCTCAGAATGGGAAGATTGCACTGATATGCATAAAAAAGAAAATTGGGATCTAAAAACTAACCTTGGAAAAGAAAAAATGTTCGAGGTTAGAAAATATTATAATGATTTAACCCTAATTCATGAGTTTTTTACTGAAGATTTTTGTAGAAAACAAGAATATTTCCACTGGGTTCATTATCCTAATGGTGAATTCCGATTGGAAAATAGAGATTATAAGAAAATAAAGAAACTTTTAATGCAAAAACATATAAATGGTGGGTTGCCTGATATAAGGCTATCAGAGCCCAATTATAGGGCCACAGGAGCCATGATGTTAGAGCATACATATGATGGACGAACTTTATACGAACCCTACGTTAATGAGGTTTTAATCGCTTTAAGAGCGATTTGGGGTAAAGACGTTTATTTATCAACAAAAGATGTTGATGGTAATGAAAAAATATATTGTTGTTATGGAACTGACTCTGAAACGGATGTAGAAGTTGTTTCCAGAGAGGAACACTCTAAAAATGGCTAAAAAGAAAATTAATCAAGAAACTATTAATAATAATGAGGAGCAAATTATGAACGACTACCTTTTAACTGATGAATTTGTTGTTTTTTCGCAAAAAATTAAAGATATTTTTGAGGCTAAAAAGGCCAAAAAACTTGAATTAAAGAACTTTTACGAAAAAGTACAAAATGAGATTAAAGCTTTAGAAGATGAAGCAAAAAATTTAGAAGCAGAATTTGAAGCTTTTAAAAGCAAAAATGTAGAATAATTGCTGTATCTGCCATGTGTAGAAAACAGTCTTTCGCCGTCCACAAGGGCGGCGATTGTATTTTATAATACTCCCGCCAGAAAACCCAGTCTCTTTAGAGGCTGGGATGAATGGCGTTAAACTGTGAACAAAATAAAAATCAACACTA